GCCAGCAATTCCAATACCGGCTATTGCGCCACTGATTGGACCTATCGCTCTCAATATATTACCAAAGGCTTTTTCACCCTCCGTTCCCGCCTGTTGAAGTTTATTTCCAAGCCCGGCAACAGCATTGGAGTATTGCTGAAGTTTTTGCGTGTCAACGCCAAGGGCTTTTCCTATGTCAGCGAATACGTCAGAGGACACTTTATCCAGGTCCTGCATCTCTTGCTTGACCTTCTTCGCTCCCTTATCAAAGTCCTGGGTATTGGCCCCGATAGGGATTTTCATCTGCGGAGCATTTGCCATATCACTTCTTGCGCTTTAGGTTTATCCTTTCCAAAAATGCCTTGGCCTCTGCGGCCTGTTCTTCTTTCGAGAGGGCGGCCAGGCGCTCCGCCTCTATGTTTGTGTCTTCCTCATCGTCCCATGGCATGGGCCAGAATTTTCGGAGGTCGGTTATTCGGTCCTTCTTCTGCACCTGCAAATTGAAAAGCGTGGCAGTAGCTCCTCTAACCAACTCCCCAAGGTGTCGGCGGTCTGCTTCCACGCTTTTCCTGTAAATCCACAGAGCCTCCCAAAACTCACCCTGCCGCATATTGTAGAAGTCCTCGCGGGACATACGCAGCAGGCCGAGACCCCAGCCCCGGACCTCACCAAAGGTCATTCTCCGGCTCCCAGCTGTGTCTCCTCTTTTTTTTTGCCGTCGGCATCCGCGGGGATCTTCGCCGTAGCCTGATCCGAGTATATGCGAATGAACTGGGCAATCTCGAGCACGTTGGCCGTCTCGCCGATGCTCTCTGCCGTCCAGTGGCTTTCTCTGCCGTCCAGGCGCTCGCCTTCGTTGATGGAGGCGGCCATAAGTCCTGCGGTGTCACTGGGGCGAAGCTCGCCTACGACGGCGACCAGCTCACTCATGGAGTCGCGCCCCGACATACGGAGGAATTCCGCATAGGCGTTCCAGTTACACTCCACGCGGTAGCGCTTGCCGGCAATCTCGATGTAAGACTTCTCCATACGTTATACCTTGGTGAATGTTCCGGTTACTTTGAAGTCTGCCGAGAGGGTGGCCTCGTCGGTGGCGTTGGAGGATTCGGTGTAGTTGGTCATGATGGCGTTGCCGGAGTAGGTGTCGCCATTGGCGCAGAGGTACTGCACGGCAACAATGGCCTGCGAGCCCTTCTTCAGGGCGAGGTCTATCATGAAGTTGCGGTTTACCTTCTGGACACCGCTTCCCACTGCATCCACGCTCATCATGGCGCTCACCTTGAAGGTTACGTCATGGCCGGTGACGGTGAATCGCTTCGTGCCTGCGTCGTCCTTGTCCAAGGACTCCTTCACGGTGGCGGCGATGGTGAGGTCGTCCTGGGTACGGCCCACGATGGTCTTACCGCCGATCTTGAGAGAAATGTTATATCCGTTTACCATAATCAAAGCGTGTTAGTTTGATACGACTGTGAAATCGCCGGTGATCTTGATGTCCACCGAGAGGGTGGCATCGTCGCTGGCGTTGGAAGATTCGGTGTAGTTGGTGATGATTCCGGTGCCTTCGTAGGCCACACCGTCGTCGGCCTCATAGGTGACGTCGAATTCGGCATCTTCCCCCACTTCGAGAGCGAGAGCGATGAGAGAGTCGCGGTCCATGGCGGATGCGGTGTCACCGGACACGTCGATGAGGGCGCTGCACTTGAAAGAAACCTCCTGACCGATGACAGAATACTGTTTGGAACCAGCATCGTCCTTGGTCTGGGACTCTTTGATATTGGCGGCGATGGTGAGGTCGTCCTGGGTACGGCCGAGGATAGTCAGGTCGTTGATCTTCAGGGCTACATTGTATCCATTAACCATAATTATTGGGTGTTTTGTTCGTTGTTTTCAACAGGTTCTGCCCAGTCGGCGTATTGCTTCAGGGTGTAGTTCATCTCATAAGTCCAGATACCGTCAACGCATTCCTTTGTGCTGTCGTCCAGACGCGAGAAGAGGGTGGAAGAACGCATAGAGGAGGTGATGGCCGACTGAATGGCCGCGGCCTTGGTGTCCACATCGTCCGGATTGTTGCTTACTACGCGAATCTTGCAGTCACCTGTATAGGCAAAGACGCCATCCTTGTCAATCAAGGGGGAGGTGGTCATGTCAAAGACTGCATAGGGGTATTGCTCCGTCTCGTCTTCGGACAAGACCATCGGGCACACGTCTTTGCAGATGTAAACAAGTATGTCTCGCAATGAATCGGTCATCGGTCGTATAATGTGTCTTCCTGTTGCTTCATGGATTGCTGGAACGTGCCCAAGAACTCTCCGGCCCAGCCTTGAATGGCTTGCTCGAAGAAGTTGTTGGCAGGCTGGCCCAGATTGTTCCGCCGTCCTCTCACTTTGGCTTTGATACCATTTACGAAATGGTGGCTCTGATCTCGCCTTGTGAGGGTGCCGTAGTTCTTCCAGTATGCCTTGAACCAGTCGGGGATTTCCGCGTTGGAGCCCTTCTTCTGCGCCTTGTTGAAGTAGCCGACGAGCGCATATATGTCGCCCGATATCTGGCCCTTCGTGACTTTACTTCCAACCAGCCGACGCCATCGTCCGGGAGTCTTGCCCCGAATCACTCTCGCCGTATGCCTTCCGGCCTCTTTCATGGCCTTCTGCGTCATTTTGAGGACATTCTGCGGGGCATGGTCCATGCACCTGATGCAGTCGTCAAGGCCCTCAATTTTATAGACTCCGGCCATGGCTATTCTAAAGCGTGGAGGGAAAGGGTGCAGAACGGAGAAAGGCGGTCAATGAGATCAATTCCGGTGATTTCATACACACGGCCGTTCACTTTCGGGACCGTCACCCGCCACCGGGTAGTGAGTTCAGGGATCTTGTAGATGGTGAGATTGATATAATCACTGTCTTCCAGATTCCCTATGCTTACCTGCTCGCTGACTCTCCTGTCAACATTCGCATACACGTCACGGAAGTTCGAGAAGGTGTACTTCTTTGATCCGTCTTTCCCGTAGGAAATGACGCACTGCTGTATGGTGACAAGCGTGTCGAGGTCGCCGGTGTTGAAGTAGGCCATCAGTGTTCCCCCCAGGTGCGATAGGGCCGAAGGAGGTTGGCCGCAGCGGTGCGGTCAATCTGCTCCGGCGTGTCCGTAGGATTGTTGAAGTAGCGTCCGCCAAAAAGGAAGATGGCGCCCTTCACCATGGAGGGGATCTGCTCAAAGCCGGCCTTGTAAGCCAGCTCCACGGAATCCCCCTCAACACCATCGGCGAAGGTCAGGGACCACTTGTCGAAGGTGTAGCTGGTAGAAGGCACCACCGTCCCGTCCACCTTCACCGAGGTGACCTCCACAATGGGGCCCCTCAGTGAAAGCGTCTGGGCGAATGGCATCTGGACTCCCTTGAACACGGAAAGCGCAATCACACGGCCAATCTCGGCCTCGGACCGCTCGATGCCCACCTCAAGCGCCTGCTCAAGGATGGCATCCATATCGGTGGAGGTGATACGGAGGTGATTCCGGAACTCGCCCAGAAGGGCCTGCGTGGCAATGTAGTTGCGCTCCATGGTTCAGTGGGAATTAGGCGATCACGAGTTTGCTGAAGCTCTTGGCCAGGGCGACCTTGACGTCGGCATAGGAGAAGAGCTGGAGCTTGATTTCGCCGGTGTCGGCCATGGTGAACGGATCCACGAGGATTTCCACGCCACCCCAGCGGCCGATGAACAGGTCTTCGAAGTTACCGAAGATGGGCGTGTTGGCGGCGAACTGGTTGGAGAAGTCGGCCTTGTAGCCGTTGATGGTGTTGCCGGGTTCCAGAATCATAGCCGGGAAGCCGGAAGCCTTCTGGGTGACCTTAGCCAGGCCCCAGTCGGCGGCGGGCAGGATGTAACCCATCTTGCCACGGTTGGCGTTAGCGGCATTGATGGCGGTCTCCATAGCCACGAGGTTGGCGAAGGAGAAGGCGGTGCCGGCACTGTCAGCGGCAGCGACGATGGCGGCCAGGGCGGCCTTGTCGATGCAGGCGGCCTCGGCGGCGACGATGCGGTCCTTCAGGATCTGCTCCACGTTCAGAGAGCTCTGGGCGAGCAGGTCACGGGTGACAGCCATGTGGCCGCGGATGCCCTTCGGAGAAAGGGTAGCCTTAGCGACGGCGGCCTTCTTGGTGGAACTGGTGGAGACACCCTCATTGACGAAGGCGAAGGTGACACCGCCCACGGAGGGGAGGTCAACGTTGCCCACCAGGTCGGTGAGGACGGAGGCACCCATCTTGAACACGGTGAGGCGCTCGTTCACCTCATCCACATAGTGCTGGCCGGTGATGACGATGTTGCCACCATCACCAGCAGTGCCGGCGTTCTGGCCGGAAGCGCTGCGGGTGAACACAGCAGCAGGGATGACAAGGCCCTTGGGGGCGATGCCGCTGCGCTGGAGTTCCTTGGCGCCTTCCTGGGCCATTTCAGCCTCAAGGCCATCGAGGACAGCACCGGGCATGGCGCCGTTCAGGAAGCGGATGATGGAGAAGGTGTGGCCCTTTTTCTCTTCCTTCTGGAGATGCTGGGCGATAGCGAGACGTTCGGCTTCCTCAGCCTGCTTGGCAAGGTTCAGTTCCTGGGTCAGTCCCTTCACCTTGGCCTCGGCAGCGTCAACGGCAGCCTGGTCTTTCAGATCTACGGACTTGAGAGCGTTGGCGGCCTCAAGCAGATCCTTCTGGATTTCAGCGATGTTAGTACGCATGGTTGATAGTGATTATTGGTTTAACATGAGAGCAGCCGATGCTGCTGCCTTTAATAGTTTCACTTTGTTGGCGTTCTCTGCGCTGCGGTCTTCCGGCTCCGGCTGGGGCTCGGGTTCCGGTGCGGGGGCCTCAACGGCCAGGGCGCGCAGTTCACGCAGCTCTTCCTCCACGGCCTCCTCCGCCTTCTTGGTGGCATTGCCATTGGCGGGGATATTCACCACGGAGATTTCCAGCAGCTGCTGGCCGGCGAAATAGTAGGTTTCCAGGGACTTTCCGGCAGCCTCCTCACCAACGCCCCAGCGGCCCTCGCCAAGCGGCAGGAAGCCCACGGAAACGCTGGAAATGGAGCCGA